ACCTAATATGATGCGCCCTAAAAGTGATGAAACTAAAGTAAAGATGAATTACGCTGTTACTGCACCTAGAATGTATAAAGGGCGTATTGAATCGTTAGTAAGTAAATGTACTGGATTTGCAGACATGATTCAGTTAACACATTTAAAATTACAACAAGTATTACAAAGAATGATACCAGATGGTGTGTATTTAGACGCTGACGGTATTAATGAAGTTGATTTAGGTAATGGTACAAATTACAATCCGCAAGAAGCTTTAAATATGTTTTTCCAAACAGGTTCTATTATAGGTAGATCCTTTACTCAGGAAGGCGATATGAATCCAGGCAAAGTACCTATACAAGAAGTGCCTACTGGAAGCGGTGGTCAAAAATTGCAAACGTTAATATCTACTTACAATTATTATTTACAAATGATAAGAGATGTAACTGGATTAAATGAAGCAAGAGATGGTAGTATGCCAGATGCTAGAGCTTTAGTAGGCATTCAAAAAATGGCGGCAGCCAATAGTAATACTGCTACAAGACATATATTAGATTCTGGATTATTTTTGAAAAGGGAAACAGCTGAGTGTTTATCGCTTAGGATATCTGATATACTAGAATATCACCCAGCTAAAGAAGCTTTTATACAAAAGATAGGAGGATTTAATGTAGCTATTTTAGATGAATTAAAAGATCTTCATCTACATGATTTTGGTATTTACTTAGAATTAACCCCAGATGAAGAAGAGAAGCAGCTATTAGAAAACAATATTCAGGTTGCTTTGCAAGCGGGATTAATTGAATTGTCAGATGCAATAGATATTAGAGAAGTTAAAAATTTAAAATTAGCTAATGCTTTATTGAAAGTAAGACAAAAGAAAACAAGAGAAAGAAAACAACAAGAGCAACAAGCAAATATTCAGGCTCAAGCCGATGCGAATGCACAAGCACAACAAGTAGCTGCACAAGCTGAGGTACAAAAAGATCAAGCTTTATTTCAAACAAAAGCCCAATTAGAACAACTTAAAGGACAACTTGAAAACCAAAGAATAGGTGTAGAAGTTAATGCTAAAAAAGAATTAATGGCTTTGGAGTTTCAATACAACATGCAATTAAAAGGTATGGAAGTAGAAAAAAACCAATTAAGAGAAAAAGAAATAGAAGATCGAAAAGACGAAAGAACTAGAATACAAGGAACTCAGCAATCAGAAATGATAACGCAGAGAAAAAATGATTCCCCTCCAACGAATTTCGAATCCGGTGGAAACGATATAATCGGCGGTGGGTTTGGCTTAGGAGCATTCGAACCTAGGTAATAATAAAAGAGTACACTAATTTTATAATATTTTATCATGGAAACAACAAAACAAGAAGGTAGTTTTAAAATAAAAAAGACTATCAAACAAAAACAAAAAGAAGCTGAAGCAGCGAAGGGTGCTCCAGTGGAAGTTAAAGAACAAACAGGGCCAGCAACTTTAGCAGATGATGGTACAATAAAAGTTGATTTAAGTAAAAAACCAGAAGAAAATGCCGATACAAAGCAAGAAGCAGCAGACGTGGTTACAGATAAACAACCCGAGCCTGTACAAAAAGTGGAAGAAGAAGTACCACAACAACCAGAGCCCGTTCAAAATGAGCAACCCGTTGCAGAAGAATCTATATTAGAGGAAGTAACCGAAGAGGATATTAAAGAAATTGCGCAAGAGGTTAAAGAGGATGTAGTAGAAGCTATAGAAGAGGCTAAAGAAACTGGTAAACCATTACCTGACAACATTCAAAAGGTAGTAAACTTTATTGAAGAAACAGGTGGTAGTCTAGAAGACTATGTTAAATTAAACACTGATTACGATTCGTTGAATGAAAATCAGTTATTATCAGAATACTATCAAACATCGAAACCTCATTTAGATAGAGAAGAAATTGATTTCCTTATGGAAGACAAATTTGCTTTTAATGAGGAAGACGATGACGAGAGAGATATAAGAAAAAAGAAAATTGCAAGAAAAGAAGAACTTGCAGATGCAAAAAAATATTTAGATAATTTAAAATCTCAATATTACGCAGAAATAAAAGGTGGTAGTAATTTATTACCTGAACAGAAAAAAGCGGTAGATTTTTTTAATCGCTATACAAAAGAAAATGAAGAAGCTGTTAAGGCAAGTGATAAGCAGGCTAAAACATTCTTAAATAAAACGGATCAAGTTTTCAATGACAATTTCAAAGGTTTTGATTATAATGTCGGAGACAAGAAATACCGTTTTAAAGTGAAGGATGCTAATAAAGTCAAAGACAACCAAAGCGACATTAATAATTTTATTAAGAAGTTCTTAAATGAAGATAATACAATGTCAGATGCTAAAGGTTATCACAAAAGCTTATTTACTGCTATGAATGCAGATAACGTAGCACAACATTTTTATGAGCAAGGCAAAGCTGATGCTCTTAAAGATAGTATATCCAAAAGCAAAAACGTTAAAATGGGGGCGAGAAGTGTCCATGAAGATGTTAAATCGCCAGCTGGGTGGAGTGTTAAATCTGTAGATTCAGGAGCAGCTGATTCGAAATTACGAATTAAAACTTTTAAACACACTAAATAATTTATTATTATGGCAGCACCAGGATTTGCGCAAGCGCCAGCTACATTAGCTAACCTTGCACACTTAACTCCAAGACCCGTAAAAGGATTGTTCGGCGACAATTATTTGTCAATGGCTGACTTGGATTTTACACAACAATTTTTACCCGAAGTTTATGAGAAAGAAGTAGAGAGATACGGTAACCGTACTATCACTGGTTTCTTAAGAATGGTTGGAGCAGAGATGCCTATGGCATCAGACCGAGTAGTTTGGTCAGAACAAGGAAGACTACATATTGCATACGATAACGTTTCATCTAACGACCCAGCAGCAGGAGCAGCTCAAATAATTAGTTTGCCTTCTCCACAGCCAGCAGGATCAGCACAAGCAGGACAAGCACCACTTTTAGGGGCAGGTCAAACTATTGTTATATCTGGAGGTTCAGGAAATGTAAACGGTAACGTTGTAAACAAAGCATATATTAAATCAGTAGACGGTATCGCAGGTGGACTGCAATCTTATACTATTGAAGTATATGACACTGACGACAAACAGTTAGATCCATTATTAAAGGATATGACCGGAGCGGCAGGGGCTAACCCACTGGGTAGCTTATTTGTATTTGGATCTGAATACCAAAAAGGATCACCAGAAGGTGGAGTATCAGTAGATGCTTCTTTCACGACTTTTAATAACAAGCCAATCATCCTTAGAGATAAGTATGAAGTAAACGGTTCTGACGTAGCTCAGATCGGTTGGGTTGAAGTTACTACAGAGATCGGAACAGGTGGATACTTATGGTACCTAAAATCTGAGCACGAATCTAGAATTAGATTTGAAGATTACTTAGAAATGAGTATGGTAGAAGCAACTGAATCTGCAGCTGAAAGAGGCGTAGCAGGAGCAGCACAGATGACGAATGCCGCTGGTAACAACATTACTGGTATGCAAGGTTTATTCGCTACATTAGAAGAAAGAGGTTTAGTATTTAACGATCCTGACTTTGATTCTACAGTAGCTGGACAAACTGGTATAGAGCAATTTGATTCTATTCTACAAGAACTAGACAAGCAGGGAGCTATTGAAGAAAACATGTTATTCTTAGACAGAGGTACATCTCTATCTATTGACAATATGCTAGCTCAACAAAATTCTTACGGAGCAGGTGGTACATCTTACGGTGTATTCGAAAACTCAGAAGAAATGGCGTTGAACTTAGGATTCTCTGGTTTCAGAAGAGGGGCTTATGACTTTTACAAAACTGACTGGAAATATTTGAATGACTCTACAACTAGAGGGCTTATTTCAGATATTAAAGGTGTGTTAGTACCAGCAGGAACTTCTACAGTTTACGATCAACAATTAGGTCAGAATATTTCAAGACCATTCCTACACATCAGATACAGAGCTTCTGAAGCTGATGACAGAAGAATGAAATCTTGGATCACTGGATCTGTTGGTGGTAACTATACAAGTAACGCGGATACAATGACTGTTAACTTCTTATCGGAGAGAACAATGTGTACGCAAGCTGCTAACAACTTTGTATTGTTAAAAGCAACAGCTTAGTATTTTTATTGTAATGATTACCCTCGTTGAATTGACGGGGGTGGTTATTACTTTTTTATCAATTATTTAATTATATTATATCATGGCGAAAGCAAAAAAAGAAGGAGTCAAAACGACACCTGACGGATGGGAAATCCGAAGTAGATTATATGAATTAACTAGAGGAAAAGCTCCTTTAGTATTTACAGTCCCGACAGCTCACTCTAAAAGAAAATCATTATTATGGTTTGATGAAGATAAAGGCTATAACAGGGAATTAAGATATGCTACAAATCAAAGATCGGTATTTGTAGACGAACAAGATGGCCACGCAACTATGGGTCGTATTGTATTTAGAAATGGAACTTTAACTGTTCCAGAACATGAAGTTACTTTGCAAAAGTTTTTATCATTATATCATCCTTATTTAAAGTCAAAAATTTATGAGGAATATAAACCAAAACAAATAGCCAGTAATCATGTTGCTTATATTGAATTAGAACTTGAAGCTTTAAATTTAGCTCAAAGTTTAGATGCTAATGAGCTAGAAGCTATACTAAGAACAGAACAAGGAAAAGAAGTAACAACATTATCTTCATCTGAATTAAAAAGAGATGGGCTAATATTTGCTAGAAGAAATCCTAATTTGTTTTTACAATTAGCTAGTGATGAAAACACTCACTTAAGAAGCTTTGGAGCAAAAGCAGTTGAAAATAAAATATTACATCTTTCAGCAGATCAAAGAACGTTTACGTACGGAGAGGATAAAAGAAAAGTAATGACTGTTCCTTTTGATGAGCATCCATATACAGCATTAGCTGCATTCCTTAAAACGGATGATGGTATGGAAGTTTACAAAGCAATTGAAAAAAGACTTAAATAAGTCACCTTATAGTAATAGGCTACTGTATTGGTGGCCTATTATTATAATAACAAAATATAAATTATGGCTGTAAGCGTAGATACTGTTTATCAAAGAGTATTAGCAATACTTAATAAAGAACAACGAGGATATGTTACACCTCAGGAATTTAATCTGTTTGCTAATCAAGCGCAATTAGATATATTCGAACAATACTTTTATGATATTAATCAATTTGGAAGATTGCCAGGTAACGATACGGAATTTTCTGACATGCTTAACATACTTAATGAAAAAATAAATATATTTGAGGCTAATGCAGCAATGACATATGATGCCCAAAACTATTGGCAAACCCCAGCTAATTTATACAGATTGGGTACAATAGTATACAAAAACACAACCAATGGATTTACTTTAAATCCTTCCGCTGTAACTAATATAGAAACCTTTATAGAAGCAGAGCGAATTAACTTCAATGAATTTTTGTATATAAATCAATCGGAATATACTAAGCCCAAAAACACTAGGCCCATCTTTGTTGCTAGCGATGCTGGTTATAAAGTCTATGGAGATACCGAGTTAACTACAGATGTAACGTGTAATTATATAAAAGAACCCTCTAAGGTTGCTTGGGGATATCAAATGGTATTCGGAGAAGCTTTATATGATTCAACAACAGCAGTAGATTTTGAGCTACACGAATCTGAAGAAACTGAATTAGTTACTAAAATATTAGCATTTGCAGGTCTATCTATTAAAGACATAGGTATGTATCAAATAGCAAATCAAATGGAGCAACAAACCGTACAACAAGAAAAATCATAATACATGGGATTAATAAATCAAACACAGGAAGAATACTACTTAGGCCCAGATGGTATATGGAACAGTAATGATGAAAATTACGGTGATTATCAATTTGTAAGTATTCAAGACATAATAAATAATTTTGTTATTATGTATGTTGGGGCTGACAAACTTATATCTAAAGTTAAAAGAACTGATATTGCATATTGGGCACAGCAAGCTATACAAGAATTTAGCTTTGATGTTTTGCCACAAGATAAATCTATTGAGGTAGAAGTGCCTCCTGGATTATATACTATATTGCCGCAGGATTATGTTAATTACACAAAGTTATCATGGACAGATGAACGAGGTATTGAAAGGATAGTATATAGAACAGATTTATCAAGCAACCCAACACCATATATACAAGACAGCGAATACGACTATACATTTGACAATTCCGGTGATATACCTTTAGCAAACGAATCTACAACTTTAGGAAGATGGAATGCTAATAGCAGATCGCCTATGCTTGGAGCTACAGGTAATTGGAATTCTTTTATTGAAAATCCAGACTTAATGGCTTTATATGCTTATGGCGGAAGATATGGTATTCAACCAGAATTAGCACAAGCTAATGGAACATTTTATATAGATCATACAAAAGGAATGATTAGATGGAGTTCTAACTTAAGAGGTAGACTAGTTGTTGTAAAATATATAAGTGATGGCTTAGGAGAAGAAGGAGAAATGAATGTTCATAAATTTGCATACGATGCAATTATGAAATTTATTGCATATTCTATTTTGTCTACTAGAGCTAATACTCAAGAGTATCTAGTGGCTAGATTTAAAAAAGATATGTTTGCCGCTAAAAGAAATGCTAAAATTAGATTATCAGAACTTAAAAATGATTTGATAGTCCAAGTAATGAGAAACCAATCCAAGTGGATTAAAAGCTAATTATATATGCCAGAGCTGAATCATAATTTTACCAGTGGAAAAATGAACAAAGACCTTGATGAAAGGTTGGTTCCCAATGGTGAATATAGAGATGCTTTAAATTTAGAAGTTGCTTCTTCTGACGATTCACAAGTAGGAGCATTTCAAAATATAAAAGGAAACATTGAAAAAGCATTCGCTAGTTTTAATCCTAGTACGAAGCAAAGAACCGTATGGGATCCTAATGTTTATTTAGATGAATTAACTAATGTTATTTGTATTGGGTCTATAACAGATTCTAATACCAATAAAATATACTGGTTTATTAATTCAACAGAGGCTGATATAATAGCTTCTTACGATTCGATTACACAAGTAACTTTTCCATTAATAGTAGACAAACAAAATGTTTTTAATTTTAATTCAAAGTATTTAATTACTGGAGTTAATATTATTGAAGGTATGTTAATGTGGACTGACAATCTTAACGAGCCAAAAAAAATATACATACCAGATTGGGAGCAATCAACTACAAACTTCATTACTCATTCACAAATTTACGGTAGAGATTTTATAGAATCAGACGTTACTACAATTAAAAAATATCCTCTACAACCTCCAACAATTCAAGCATACACGACTTCAGAGTTAGATTTAAATGGTGACCCTGCTGAAACGGATACTCAAACATTGTATTCTTTTGTTGAGCAGATACCAGGGGCTCCAGCTGGAACTTTTGCACCTATGAACCCAGAAAGCGGTCCGCAAACTTTAACTTGGATAGGTAATAACTTACCTTTTTATAGAGTTGGGCAAATACTTTTAATTACTGATTCAAGTAATGACCCTCTAGATACAGATGCGGTTATAAGAGTTAGTATAGATAGTGTTATTGGGACTGGCTCAGCAAATCAAGCGGGAGCTGTTGTAACTATATTATCTATAGGCGCGAACGGAACAGGCGCGATTAATTTAGATCTTTTATTATTTGACGTAGCTTTAGAACAAGAATCTCCATTTTTTGAATTTAGATTTGCAAGATTTGGATATAGATATAAGTATAAAAACAATGAAGTATCTGCTTATTCAGCATTTAGTAATCCTGCTTTTATACCAGGTGCTTTTGATTATCAGCCTAAACAAGGCTATAATCTTGGTATGGTTAATAATATAAGACAACTAGAAATATCTAATTTTATACCAGCTGATATTCCACCTGATGTTGTGTCTGTAGATATATTATACAAAGCTACTAATAATGGTAATGTATATATTGTGGACACGTTTAAGCCGACTGATTCGGAATGGAATTTAAATACTTTTAATATACAATCAGAAATAATTACTTCTGTAGTGGCTAGTAATCAATTATTAAGACCTTATGACAATGTCCCACGATGGGCTAAAGCTCAAGAGGTAACAGCTAATAGATTAATATACGCAAATTACACACAAAACTTTAACATGTTAAATGCTCAATCCGAGCCTTTACAAGTTAATATAGATGTAGGAGAAATAGCTCAAACTATACTTTCTGAAAACTCTGAAGGGGAAATAGTTGGGGTTGGATTTGATGGCAAAGCTGTTTTTACTTCTGTAAAATCTCTTAGAACTTATCAAATTGGAGTTGCTTATCAGGACCAATACGGAAGAACAACACCTGTTTTTACTGGTAAAGAAGCTTCAGTAGTTATTGATAAAAGCGAAGCACAATTTTCAAATAGTCTATTCGCACAAATACAAAGTCCAATACCTTTCTTTGATCAAAATAAACAATTTTCAACGTTTAAATATTATGTAAAAGAAACTAGCCAGGAATATTATAATTTAGCTTTAGATCGTTTTTACAATGCTGAGGACGGTAATATATGGCTTTCGTTTCCATCATCCGAAAGAAACAAAGTTGATGAAGAAACATTTATTATTCTTAAAAAAGAGCATGACAACAGCGATCCTGTTACAGAAGAAGCTAGATACAAAATTATAGCTATTGAAAATGAAGCACCACAATATTTAAAAGAAGTAAAATTATCAAAGGGGCAAGCTGATGGAGACTGGCCAAATATCGGAGGTTTTCCAATAGAGGGAACTAATGAAATATGGTTTGGTGATGAAGGCGAATTTGATGAAATATTTGGCGATAACACTAGAAGTACATCTGGTCAAGTAATGAGAGTTATTGCGGGGGGATCAAGAAGTAATTACTATAAAATATCTACGTTTGCAAAAATAACAGCTGGTAATCTAGTTAGAATTGTATCAGCGGAAACTTTTGGGCCGGATATGAATTTTACATCGACAGAACCTTATGGATATGCCAATAAAGTTGCGGGATTAAAATTAGAAATTGCAGATGTAGAAACAGAAAATAAAGCAGAATTTACAGGTAGATTTTTTGTTAAAGTAAATCAAGATACTTTATTAGAAGAAAAAATATTAGCGTCTAATCAATCAGCATCTTATGTGCGAAAAGCATTAGGATATTGTTATTATTTGGATGGCGGATTTAGCAGCACTGGTTTTTGGAGAAACACTTGGCCTCGATTAGATGCTCAAGGTAGTGGTGAAAGATTATTTATATCCTCAATAACAACTGATTGCGGAAATGCAAATGGAGCCGATGGTACTGCTCAAGCTGGAAAAATATTTATTGGTTACGCAACTGGGTATGGAGCGGGGAGAAGTCAAGGTATTAAAGACTCTAATCCTGCATTATTAGAGCAATTAAATGACTCAGGCACACTATTTAGATTTATTGACGCAGGTAATGGAAAAACAGATCCTGATGGAACTGTATACCGAGTTACTAATTCTCGAGAAAATAAAGCCACTACTTATGATTGTACCGACAATACTGGCTTGTTCAACCCTGCGGCAATTTGGGATCGATGGGAAGATTACTATAATCAATATACTTATTGGGAATTAGATATAGTACCTATTGAACAAGGCCTTTTTGGTTTGCAATGGGATCCAATTACAGATACTGGTAAAATTGATGAGTGGAACGGCAACAATCCTTCTAATAGTAATGCTTTTATTGGTTTGGAATTTATTAGTTTAGCTGGAGATGATGATAGTTTTAGTTCAAACAATCCTGCTATATTTGAAACAGAACCAAAGGAGGCAACTGAATTAGACATATACTATGAAGTACCGGGTAATTATACCATGGCAGAACACGGTGTACAACATACGTTAGATTGGTTTAATTGTTATTCGTTTGGAAATGGAGTTGAGTCTGACAGAATTAGAGATGATTTCAATGCGCCTACAATTGACAATGGTGTTAAAGCTAGTGCCGTTTTAGACGAACCTTATGAGCAAGAAACAAGAGGTGGGGGTTTAATATTTTCACAAATATTTAATTCTATATCAGGTCTTAATGGATTTAATCAATTTATACAAGCAGAGAGCATAACAAAAGATGTAAATCCTGAATATGGCTCAATACAAAAACTCTTCGCTAGAGACACCGATTTGGTGACCTTATGCGAGAATAAGTCAATGAAAATATTAGCCAAGAAAGATGCTCTATTCAATGCTGACGGCTCTTCTAACGTTACATCTAACAAGGCTGTATTAGGTCAAACTATAACTTACAAAGGTGAATATGGAATTTCAAAAAATCCAGAGTCTTTTGCTGAGTATGGATTTAGAATGTATTTTACTGATGCAAATAGGGGTACGGTATTAAGACTATCAGCCGATGGATTAACTCCTATATCTGATTATGGAATGCACGCTTTTTTCCAAGACAATTTACCTATCAATTCAAAAATAATTGGAAGCTGGGATGCTGACAGAAGAGATTATAATGTAACTTTAAATTCTTTAACACCTTATTGGCAACAAACTTTAGGTGCTGGTAAAACAGATAGATTAAATCCAGCCACGGATTGTGATGCTTTTGTAAATGAATATCCTACAATCTCAACTACTATATCATTTAAAGATGACGTAAACGGTTGGACAAGTAGAAAAACATATATACCAGAGTCTGGACAATTTTTAAATAATAAATATTATACATTTAAGAT